GGTAGGCCTATTAATGGCATTTTTGCTACCATGGGCAAGAGAGAGAAAAAGAGTAGTCCTGGTGGGCCAAAAGGGTCCCGCATGGTCGCTTTTTTGCCTATCGCAATGCGTGTGCTCGAACTAGAAGTGTTCGGTCATTTGGAAACATTAACTAAACCCCAAAACAACCATTTTGGGGTTGGAGGCGTAGGACTTCATGATTTAGGTGAAATCTTGCGTAGACGTTATGTTGAAGTTTCTGAGTCAACTGACATAGCTGGTTTTGATACACGTGTTGGTTTGAAGCGTCTAACTGATGAGTATGAGTTTCTCAAAACACTCGGATACGGCCCCGCAGCCAAAGCTCTGTATAGATTGTATGCATATCCCCACATATTGGTACCAATGCCAAATGTAGGGTATGTTAGAACAGAGTTGTTGGCTGGACGTGGACAACGCATGTCTGGTACCAAGGTCACTTACACCATGAACACCGTAACACGTATTGTTATAGAACTACTACGTTGGTCACATGCACTTGGCATTCAGGAAACTAATATCGAAGATTGGGTCAAAGAAGTCATGGATCCCAATAACGTTTGGAAAATTCATGGTATGTGTAGTGGTGATGATTATTCATCACTGTTCCCTCGTACCATGATAGATCCGTTTGTACGTACCATCCATGTTTTAGATGATATTGGTTTTGCTAGGAAAAACATACCACGTGGCATGCCTAGCCCCATAACATATAACATCTCTGATGTAGAATTTTGTTCCCACAGATATGAGCGGATAACTTATTATCAGGCCTCTACTGGCATGCGGACTGATCGGTATATGCCTACTAGATCAGTAGCTGAAATTGTCGGTAAGAGCCGTATCTGGCTTGGAGGAAAAGCAGAAGGTTCGCATTCCGAAGCTTGGATATCAGCACAGGGTAATAATCTTTTGGTGAATTATCACCATATGAGAACTACCCGTGCTCTTGGTCTAGCTTACAAGAGTGTTGTACACCCCAATCTTATCATGACCGCAACTGGTTATGATATACATCGCAAACCATGGATGCGGCCCGGACAAATACTGGACGTCATCAATGACTTACTTTTTGGAGAGAGTACCTTATTCCCGATCCCAGGATTTAGAGTTGAGAGTTTTTCCCACCTTGGGTATCTTAACCCACGAAAGGAAGTCTTATACGACCCTAATGCAATGTGCAACGGACGTGCCGCTTGGCGAAATAATTTAGCGGCGACTGTTAGTAGATGTATAACGCAATACAATACTGGTGGTGATTTGCACATCATGAGTTT